TTGTGCGTACTTGGGCTGACATCCTTAACCAAGCTAACCTTGGATTTGAAGTCATGCACGAACGTAATGCTCACAACTTTCCGCTAGACCTTGCTGCTGCAGACGTAACTCCTGTTGCTCTTACTGCACCTGCTGTAGGCTAATCTCCGTCCGTTCATCCCTCACAAGGGACGCATGAAGCTTGATCATGGAACGGGGGTCAAGCACTTGGAGATTTATCATGACTGCTCAAGTCACCTACAAGTATCGCGGCGTTTCTTACACTAAAATCATTAACCGATGATTAACACATTTGGTCCTCCTGCCCATCCGGTAGGACGACCCAAACCTAAACCGCCTAAGAAATAGGTGGTGGGAGTCAGGCACCTCAGAGTCGGACCTGGCTCCTCTTGGCGTTGGCCCTTACGAGGACACCCTTCGCCGTCTAGACGGTGGGATAGACCACAATAAAAACTGAATAACTCTGAACGTTCAGAGAGTTGATAATACACTTCTCTCTTTAAAAAAATGGCACAACAATCAGGCACTACTGTTGCCTCTCTTAATGCACAACTTTCTCGTCCGGGTGCTGATAACTTCGGTACGGACGAGCGTGCCCTATACCTCAAGCTGTTTAGCGGCGAGATGTTTAAGGGTTTCCAGAACAATACGATCGCTCGTGACCTTGTGATGAAGCGGACTCTGCGTAACGGCAAGAGTCTCCAGTTCATCTTCACCGGTCGGACCGAAGCTGAGTACCACACCCCTGGTCGCAGCATCCTGGGTAATGACCTGGGTGCACCTCCGGTGGCTGAGAAGACTATCACCTGTGATGATCTTCTGATTAGCTCCGCTTTCGTGTACGAATTGGATGAAGTCCTTTCTCATTACGATCTGCGTAGCGAGATTTCTCGCAAGATTGGTTATGCTCTCGCAGAAAAGTATGACCGTCTGATCTTCCGTGCTATCACCCGTGGTGCACGTCAGGCTTCTCCTGTTCAAGGTGATGCTACCAACAGCATGGAAGAGCCCGGTGGTACTCAGATTCGCGTGGGTAGCAATGCTCAGGCTTCTGATGCTTTCAATACCACTGCTCTTGTGGATGCGTTCTATAACGCTGCTGCTGCTCTTGACGAAAAGGGTGTCAGCTCTGACGGACGGGTCGCCGTATTGTCTCCTCGTCAGTACTACGAACTGATCCGCGATGTGGATACCAATGCTCTGATCAACCGCGATGTCCGTGGTGATGCGCTGCAAAGCGGCAAGGGCATCATGTCCATCGCCGGTATCGAAATCTACAAGTCGATGAACATTCCGTTCTTCGGCAACTACGGTGCAAAGTATGGCGGTACCGCTGGTGCTACCAACCCTGCAACTGCTGATCCTGGCAACCGTGGTGATTTCGTTGGCGTGCAGATGGAAGACGCTGAAGACACCGATACCGGTATTCAAAACGATTACGGTGCTGGTGGTGCTGATGCTGATACCAACTTTGCTAACAGCTGCGGTCTGATCTTCCAGCGCGAAGCTGCTGGTTGTGTTGAAGCTATCGGTCCTCAGGTGCAAGTCACCAGTGGCGATGCTTCCATCATCTACCAAGGCGATGTGATCGTTGGTCGCATGGCTATGGGCGCTGATTACCTGAACCCTGCTGCAGCTGTTGAGCTGTATGCTGGTACCGGTACTGCACCTGCTGCATTCTGATACAATTTGTTTGTTTTACGGGAGCTCCTTCGGGGGCTCCTTTTTTTTATTTTGTGATAGGTACTCATGGCTGTTACCACTTATGCTGCGTCTACCGAACTAGATGCTGTTAACCAAATACTTAGCTCAGTGGGACAGGCACCTGTCACCACACTTGACTTGCAAAACCCTGAAGTCGCCATTGTACTTACTACCTTGCGTGAAGTAAATAGGCAAGTACAATCGGAAGGCTGGCACTTCAATGTTGAGCCCCACTATACCTTCACCCCTGATTCAGATACCAAAGAGATTGCATTTCCTACAAACGTTTTGCAGCTCGACACTAGCAAAGATACTCATCGTGATGCTTATAATCCTATTCGTAGGAACGGTAAGTTTTACGATAAACTTAAGCACACTTACAAGTGGGACGAGAGTATCACTGCTGATGTAACTTGGTTGTTTGAATTTGATGATATTCCCCCTGCTATTCAAATCTACATTACTGCAAGAGCCGCACGTCTAGCCGCTAACAAGCTGGTAGGCGATGCTAACTTGTCCCAACTTTTACAAGAACAAGAATTTCAAACCCGTGCTGCAGCAATAGAGTACGACTGTAATCAAGGTGATTATAGTGTCTTTGGCTGGCGTGACGGTGAGAATTACTACAATAACTTCCAACCGTTCCATGCATTGATCAGATGAGTACACTGACCCAAAGGATCCCAACCCTTCTGCTTGGCATTTCTCAACAACCCGACAACCTTAAATTTCCTGGTCAGGTAGTAGACGCTAAAAACGTTTTTCCTGACTACGCTTTGGGGATGCTGAAGCGACCTGGCGGTAAGCACGTAGCTAATCTTAAAGATGCTACTACTTCTGGCAAGTGGTTTTCAATCCTTAGGGATGATCAGGAAAAATATGTAGCTCAATATGATGACAACATCTTCCGTATCTGGAGTATTCTAGATGGACAGCCACGCGCTGTTGACATGGGTGATAACACTGGTGTACAGACGGAGTGTGTCATTGCTGACCTGAGATCTAAACTATCTGATTATCGTACAGCTCTTAATACTGTAAGTGATGAACTAGAAGATCTCAATGAGTTTGGCGCTACATACGCTGAAACTGATGATGGACAGACTGGTGTAAAAAGTTCTCTTTTTGCTGTCAGTACTGATTACGATACTAATTATGAACAGACGCTTACCTCTGGTGTTCGCTATGACGGCACTAGGTATCGTGTCCTGAATGCAGGAACTGTTGTCGGTACTTATGATAGCACCGATGATTTCCCGTCTGAGTATGAGCTTGGTCTAGAGCGTACAGATGACTACCCGTTTATCAAACGGACTGGTGTACGCCTGTATGAGCTGATTCAAACAGCAGATGCAGTTAACACTCAAGCTGAGTTAGACACTGCTACTACTAACCTCAACACGGCTCAAACTGACTACAACACTGCTGTCAGTACTAGAGACACTGAAGAAGGTGAGTATGACACTGAGGTAACTAACTGCCAGATCTCTGATACTGAGCAGCCTACTAACGCTTACCTGCGTGGTGCTGGTCCAGATGACATTGAGCTTCTGACTATTAACGACTATACCTTTGTACTTAATAAATCAAAGGTAACTGCAATGACTACTAGCACTAGCGCTGCATTGCCTAATCAGGCATTTGTAGTTATTAGTGTTGTAGCTTATCACGCTAACTATACTGTTAGAATTAGTGGTACTGATTATACTTATGCAACCCCTAAAGATACTTCATCTCATGCTGTTGACGCCGGGACGATTGTTTCTAATCTTGTTTCTACTATTAATGCTGCTACCGGTACTCACGGAGTAACTGCTTCTGCGGTTGGTCCTGGTATTTATTTGAGTGGAACTAGTGCGTTTGAAGTTTCTACCTCTGGTTCTGCTGCTGAAGAAGGTATTTATGTCTTCCAAAACGAGATCAACGTTACTGGTCGTCTGCCTAACCAATGCCGTAACGGTTACATCGTCAAGGTCTATAACAGTGATCTTGTAGATGCTGATGATATGTGGGTACAATTCAATACTCAAGATAACGCTACTAGCGGTCCAGGTGTGTGGGAAGAAACCACTGCACCGGAGATTGAGTTTGAAATCGATCCCCTGACTATGCCGCACCAACTAACTCGTAATGCCGATGGATCATTTAGTTACAGCGCTATCGATTGGACTGATCGACTTGTTGGTGATGACACGACTAACCCTATCCCTAGCTTCATTGGTCAGACGATAAGCAACCTGTTCTTCTATCGTAACAGACTTGGTTTCCTGTCTAACGAGAATATCATTCTCAGTAAGGCTGGTGATTATTTCAACTTCTTTGCAGGTTCTGCACAGCTGGTAGCGGCTGACGATCCTATTGACATCTCAGCTACTTCTCAAACGCCTGTTAACCTGACTTACGTTCAGACTGTTAGTGTCGGTCTTGTGCTGTTTGGACAGAATGAACAGTTCCTGCTATCTACGGACGCAGACGTTCTGAGTCCTACTACGGCTAAGATTAACACCCTCAGTAAATTTGAGTGTGATACTGATCTAGATGCAGTATCGCTTGGCACTACCTTGGCGTTTGTATCTAAGACCCAGCTGTGGTCACGTGTATACGAACTTGGTAACATTCAGAAGGAAGCACCTGCTGATTCGAATGAACTAAGTAACAATGTGTCGGAACTTATTCCGTCTACTGTAAACACATTCATTGCTTCACCTGCTTTAGGTATTATTTCATTTGGTAAGACTGGTACAAGCACTCTTTATCAATACCGATTCTATCAAGTTAATAATGAACGTCTAGCTAACACTTGGTATAAGTGGGAACTGACGGGTAACTTGCTAGAGCAGGTCTTTGATGAAACCACGTTCTATACTGTCTGCTATGACGGTAGTAACGTTTTTGTTCAGTCCTATGACCTGACGCAATCCAGTGAAGAAGGTTTCTTGACTCTACCTACTGGTGAGAAGACGGATGTGTGTTTGGATATGTTCTCCGTTAACCCTCTTCGTACTTACGATTCTACTAACGAAGAGACTGACATCTTCCTTCCATTTAACCACATTACTGGTAAGACTTTAAGTGTGGTTATTCTTGGCGGATACATTGGTGAAACCATTACAGCAGAGCAATCTATTGGTGCTGTTATTAACATCCCCAGTGCTGACGTACAAACAGACGCTGACGGTAATAATTTTGTCAGTATTGACGATGACTATCGTGGACGTAACCTGATTATTGGTTACCTGTACGATATGGAGATCGAGCTGCCTAAGCTGTTTGTGGGTCAATCTGAGGGACGTAATTCCTACACCACTGACTCTACCGCTGATCTTATTATCCATCGCCTACGGGTCAACCTTGGTCTTAGCGGACCGGTGACTTACACTGTTGATATTACTGGTAGGGATGCTTGGGAAAATGTAGTCAATGTTACCTTACCTAATAGTTATACCTTAGGTAACGTCAACCTGTCTGCATCTTCTGAACACATTGTTCCTGTGTTCCAACGAAACAAAAACACTAAGATCACCATCAAAGGTGATTCGGCTTTCCCCGTTAGTATTAACAATCTAAACTGGGAAGGTAACTATAACACCCGATTCTATCGTAGATCCTAATGCCTGTTTCCACCCCTAGTTTTACAGTCAGACCTGCTACTATTGACGACATACCTGCTGTACTCGACAATTTGTTAGACAATAGTTTAGAAGATCTACTTCGATACAGAATTAATCCAGTATTAAGCCTTGCTATGGACATGGAAACTAGTAAGGCTTATCTGGTTACAACACGAGACGGTCAACCCGCAGCATTGTTCGGGTTTGACGATGACTGCTTCTGGATGCATATGTGCAGAGGCATGGAAGAACATCCAGTGGCTTTTATGAAGTTCGCTAAACGTTGGTTTAACAACCATAAACCTAAATATCTTTGGAATCATACGGGTATTCAATATACCCAAGCAATTAAGATGGCAAAGTTTTTTGGGTTTAAAATACTAAGAGTATTTCCTAGTACTCTGACTTGTAATTATTTAGTCGAAATGGTATTACTATGACAAGGGAGGTATGCTAAATGGGTACCGCAACACTGGTTTTTGCTGGACTTCAGGGTCTTATGGGCATGGGACAAGCCATGTCCAAGTCAAGCCAGATCGCTGCTCAAGAGGCAGCGGGTGTGTACAAGAACCAGCTGAGCATCGCACGTACACGTATGATGAATCAATACCGTCAACGTGCCCATGAACGTCAAGTTGCACGGGTTCGTGAACAGATGGTGGAGAACTTTAAAGCAGCTAATTCATCGTGGCAGACTGAACAAGCTAGACTGCAAGAGCAGTTCTTAGGGTTCAGTGACAAGCGCCAAGCATTGATTAAACAGTTAATGCAGGCTGAAGGCTACGCTGCTGCTAGTGAGACATACGGTAGAAGCGCAGATCGAGCTATTGCTTTGGCAACTGCTGCTCAATTCGGTAACAGCGAAGCACGGCTTGCTTTGACTGAACAAAGTGCACTGAAACAATCTGCACGTAATATGTCCAAGATTGGTGGACAAGCATATGCCGCTGATGTCCGAGCACATGGCAGCATTCTAGAGGGACCGATTCCAGAAATGGCACAAACCACGTATCAAGGTACTGGGTTTAATCATGGTCTCAACGCTGCACTGTCTATTGGTGGAGGCATCATAGCAGGCGGTCAATTTGGTGCAGGCATTGATTATGGCAACAGCTGATGAAACTACCAGAAATTACACAAATCGCGTTTGAAGGGGCGGCTCAAGCGTCACCTTTTCAACCCGTAGAAATTCCAGATCCTAACCCTAAACTCCAAGCTAATCTAGCTACTATTGCTCGTAGTTTTCAGAATCTTGAAAGTTCTGGAGTTGAGCAATACAAAAGGAAGGAGCTCCAAGCTAAACAGATGGAGCAGCTCTATGAGTTTGCACCTAAAGCTATTCAAGGTGTTTTTAAAATTCAAGACGACATTCGTGAAAGCGTAGCTAAAGCGACTGCAGCAGAGGTGATGCTTAACACACCTCCTGAGAAAATCAAAGAAGCTATAGCTATTGACGCAGCACGCAACAAACAGTTGTCGCCTGAGGAGCAAACTGCAGCTGATAAACTTGCTGTAGAAGAAGGTAGAGACCTGATTCGAACTCCTGGTAACTCTGAACTAGCTAGTCTGTTTGTCGGTTATGCAGGTAAGCAGAAGAAACATATTAACATTTTACTTGCTAAACGCTTAGGTGTTGCTCTGCCTGAATGGGTTTCTGAGCAGCGTAAGAGTAATACAGGTATGATGTACTTGCCTCAACTAGGTACCTCTGTCCGTATCAATGATCCTGATCTACCTCCTACTACTGCTGAAGCAGTTAGGCAGCAGTTGATGAGATCTGCCATGGGGATTGATGAGATCTCTGGAAATGATTCCATGGATCTAGGTATCTTTGCTGAACACGCTGTACCTCTTCTTCAACAAAACATGCTGCAAATTCAGCAGCGTGAAAATAAAACGTGGCGTTCTACTAACGGTCATAATCAGCGCATGATGCTTCTGCGTAAGCGTAAGAATGATGAAGCTACGATTCTTGGTGATAAAACTTTAACTGATGATCAACGGGCTCAAAAGATCGGTGAAATGCACCGGACTTTTATTACTGCTATGGCGGCTACTACTCCGCTCAGTGGTGAAGATCGTGGCATTGGTGAAGCTGCTGCTACTAAAAAGTATGAAGAAGCAGTTATCGAAGCTGTGTCAGCTGGTGAAGACTTTGACGTAGATGCATTAGGCAATGCTGTTGTCGGTCCAAAAGGTGAGCTGTTTAAGGACTGGAACTCTGGTTCTTACAACAGAATTAAAGCAGGAGTTATCCTGGCACAAAACAAAGCTTTTAGTAACAACCTGGCTGCAAAACAAGCTGATGTAAAACAACAAGTTCTGAGTTTCAATAGGTTTATTGAAGAGAACGAAGGTGAGATCAGTTTTGAAGATGGTGCTGACCAAGTAAGGCAGCTTACAAGGCTAGCTGTTCAGGCTGGTATGACTCCTCAGCAAGCCGGTATCCCGTCAATCCAAAGCCAACTGCTGATGTATGGTGTTGGTGGTGAGCAACGTCGTCAAGATATCGCTGATGCACAAATCCAGGCGATGAACGGTACTCTTAGTACTAGCCATCGTTTGTTCTCAACAGCCCTTGGACGTACTCATCCACTGTATGCAACTGCCCAACAGTTTGATAAAAACAACCTCACCCCAGAGCTGGGTCGGATCAAAGAAGGTATTGTTAACAGTGTTTCTAAAAAACTGAACGTTGCTAAGAACCTACACGGTGGTATTGACGGTTACGCTGGTCAAATTGCTGATGAGTTTTATGAATCTATTAGGCAAGAGGCTGCTGACCGCCTGGCTGAAGCTACTACACCTGAAGACAAAAGTAAAATTGTTAGTGAGTATCTCAAAAACCTGACCGATCCTAGTGTGGCTGGCAGTATTCCTGCACAAATGGCACCTAAGTCTGGTTCTGTTTATGAGCTTGATACGACTAATTA